GATTTCATCGTGCAGCGCGTGCCTGGCCAGAAGCGCACCGACAAGCTCTTTGACGGCACCGCCCTGACGGCGCTCGACAACCTGTCTGGCGGCCTGTGGGGCGCCGTCACCAACAGCGCGAACAAATGGTTCGAGGTGCAGACGGCGGACCCGGCGCTGATGCGCGAGCATGAGATCGCGGCGTGGTGCGACGCGGTGACCGATCGCATGCTTGCGGCGTTCGGCGCGAACGGCATGCGCTTCTACGCCCAGGCCATCGCCGCCTATCGTGACCTCGCGGCGTTCGGCACGATGGTCTTCTACACCGAGCACCCCGATCCGGCGCAGAGCGTGCTCGCGTTCGAAAGCAAGCCGCTGGCGCGCTGTTTCATTTCGGAGAACGACAGGCGGCGCGTCGACACGGTGTTCGAGCGCTTCAAATACACCGCGCGCCAGGCCGTGCAGCGCTGGGGCAACCGCGCGCCCGATAAGGTGCGCAAGGCGATCGAGACCAACCCGGAAGCCGAGTTCACGTTCCTGTTTGCGTGCATGCCGGCGAAGGATGCGGGCTTCAAGCTGCCGTCGTCGGACATGACCACCGCCTCGGTCTACGTCTGCGTCGACACGCAGGAGCTCGTGCAGGTGGGCGGCATGTACGCTTTCCCGTACCAGGTTGCTCGCTGGTCGATCGGCAACAAGGGGCCGTATGGCGACAGCCCGGCGATGTTGGCGCTGCCGGACGTCAAGATGGTCAACGCAATGGCGAAGACGACCATCGTGGCTGCGCAGAAGCAGGCGGACCCGACGATCCTCGCGCCTGATGAGAACGGCATGCGCGGTGTCAGGTTCACGCCTGGCGGCATCGTATACGGCGGCGTCGACGCTAGCGGCCGCGAGATGTACCGCCCTTTCCAGGCGGGCGGCCCGACCGGGCTCACGCTCGAGCTCGAGAACCAGCGGCGTGATTCCATCCGCGATGCGTTCTACGCGACGCTGCTGCTGATGGCCGACAACGCCAACATGACGGCAACCGAGTGGCTCGGCCGGCAGGAAGAAAAGCTCCGTTTGATGGGGCCGCACATCGGCCTTGTTCAAGCCGAATGGCTCGACCCGCTGGTCGACACGGCGTTCTCGCTCATGGCGCGTGCGTCCGTCCCGATGTGGTCGCGCGGCGTTGATGGCTGGCTGCCGCGGCCGCCCGACAGCCTGCCCGCATCGCCCGAGCTGAAGGTCTCGTTTGTCAGCCCGCTGGCGCGCGCGCAGAAGGCGTCCGAGGCGGCATCGCTCGACAGGTTCATGCAGTCGATCATCCCGGTGGCGCAGGTGCGGCCTGAGGTGCTCGACAACATCAACGCCGACGAGTTCCTGCGGATCATGGCGCAGGGCACCGGCGTCCCGGCCAAGGTCTTGAACGACCCGCGCATGGTCGAGCAGATGCGCACGCAGAAGGCCCAGCAGGCGCAGGCGATGCAGATGGTGCAGATGGCCGGCCCGATGAAGGACGGCGCGCAGGCGGTGAAGACGCTGGCCGAGGCCAACGCGACTGCCGGCATCTCCGGCGCCGACACCGAGGGCATGGCGCAGTGAGGCGCGCGGTGGTGTGGCTGCGCAACGCCTGGCGCAAGCCCGGGCGCGCGCAGCAGGTGGGCATGGCCTATCGCGCGGTCTTCGACACGCCGCAAGGGCGCGACGTCCTGCTTGACCTGGCGAAGTACTGCAACGTCTCGACCACCTCGTTCGTCGCGGGCGACCCGCACCAGACCGCCCTCAACGAAGGGCGGCGGGACACGTTCAACCACATCGCCGAGATGCTGGGGCTGACCCCGGCTGACTTCCCCGACATCGTAAAGGAGCAGGATGCATGACAGAGCAGGTGAACGAAGGGACAGGAGCGCCGGCGCCCGCAGCAGGCATCGGCGCTGGTGGCGCGTCTTCCGCGCCCCCGCAAGGGCAGGCTGCCGCTGGGACCGCTCCTGCCCAGGACTGGCGTGCCTCCCTTGCGCCTGACCTTCGCTCCGACCAGACGCTAGCGAAGTACCAAGGCGTCGATGCGCTGGCAAAAGCGCACATCGAGCTGCAGCGCACGATTGGCGGGCGAGTAAAGGTGCCCGGCGAGAACGCGGCGCCCGAGGAGGTCGCGCAGTTTCGCAAGGCGCTGGGCGTCCCCGAGGCACCCGATGGCTACCAGCTGGCCATGCCGGAAGGGTTCCCGGCGGATCGTTGGGACAAGGATGGCGAGGCCGAGTTCCGCAAGATCGCGCACGCCCACGGCATCACGCCGCGCGCGGCGCAGGAGCTGATGACGTCCTACGCCGCGCGGCAGTCGGCGGCCTACAAGGCAATCGACGATGCGCGCGCAGCGACGGTCGACAACCTCAAGCGCGACTGGGGCGACAAGTTTGACGCGCAGCAGGCGCTGGCCGACCAAGCCATCGAGGCGCATGCGCGCAAGGTCGGTTTCACCGACGACGATTTCGGTCGCATCGCCGCAGCTGGTCTCGGTGAGAAGTTCATCCGCATGATGGCCGCGCTCGGCACGGCGGCGGCGCCGATGACCGGCCCGGGATCGAACGTCGGCGTCGGCGCAATGTCGCCGGAGGGCATCCGCAAGAGGCTCTCTGAGATCGCGTCGCATCCGAAATTCTTCGACAACCGCTTCCGCAACGACCCCGAGCGCAAGGAGCTCGTGGCCGAGCAGTCGCGCCTGTTTGAGCAGCTGACCTCGATGCAGGGCGCGGCGTGACCAAGCCGTCGCCCGAGCCTCTGGCGCCGGTCGATCGCGCGAAGCTGCGGCTTGAGTGCCTGAAGCTGGCAATGTCGTCGCGTCGCGACGGCGAGCCGATGGAACAAATACACGCTCGCGCTCACGCGCATCTCGCGTGGGTGCTTGCCTGACGCCACCAAAGAAAACCGCGGACACTCGTCGCCGGGAAACCGGGGGCGACCCGCTGCTCGTCGGAAAGTCCGACCGCTCGGCGCTGCGTGACGCGCAAGGCACGGACCCGCACCGCGGACACTCCAGCCGTCAAATCAAACCGCCCCTTTGGGGGCATTGGAACTGACGGAGACTCACGAAATGAGCACGCAGATCACGACCGCAATGGTCAACCAGTTCAGCAGCAACGTCGCGCTGCTGTCCCAGCAGAAGGGCTCGCGGCTGCTTCCGGCCGTTCGCCAAGAGACGCTGAACGGCGAGTTCGGCTACTTCGACCAGATTGGCGTTGTCAACGCCGTGGAGCGTACCTCGCGCCACGCCGACACGCCGTTTACCGAGGTGCCGCACGCCCGCCGTCAGGTCGCCATGCGCGACTTCGAGCTGTCGGAGATCATCGACAGCCAGGATCGCGTTCGCACGCTCATGGAGCCGCAGGGCTGGTACACCCAGGCCTTCGCGGCGGCCATCGGCCGTTCAATGGACGACGAACTGATCGCCGCGTACTTCCGCGCCGCCAACACCGGCAAGACGGGTAGCACCTCGACCTCGTTCCTCGCGGGCAACCAGATCGCGGTGAATTACGTTGAAACTGGCGCCGCCGCCAACTCCTCGCTCACGATCGGCAAGCTCCGCCAGGCGAAGCTGCTGCTCGACAGCGCGGAGGCGGGCGTCGACCCGGACGAGGAGCGCTACATCGTGTGCGGCGCCTACGAGCTGCGACAGCTCCTGCGCACGACCGAGGTGGTCTCTGCCGACTTCGCGGCCGTCAAGGCGCTGGTTGCTGGCGAGGTCGATACGTTCCTCGGGTTCAAGTTCGTCCGCTCGGAGCGCCTGCCCGTCGTCACGGTCGGCACCGCGTTCTCGGATGCCAACCCGCGGCGCGTCATGGCGTGGGCCAAGTCCGGCCTGCTCATGGCGATCGGCGAGAACCCGGTCACGAACGCGGCGCCGGACCCGACGAAGGGCTTCAACATCCGCCTGCACATGAAGGCCACCTTCGGTGCGACGCGCATGGAAGAGGCCAAGTGCGTCGAGATCCGCTGCGGCTCGACCTACGTCTGATAACCAGCCAGCAGAAAGGGATCTGACACATGCCCAGCACGATCGCTGCCGCTCTCGCGGCGGTTCCCCGCAGCTACCCGCCGGCCTCGGCGGCTGGCGGCAAGACGCGCACCAGCATCGAGGTGTTCACCTACGCCACCGATGCCGTGGGCGCGTACAACATCGGCCCGGCGATCCCCGCCGGCGCGCGCATCCTGTCGGTCGAGCTCAACACCTCGGTCTCGACCGGCTCGGCGACGCTCGCCATCGGCATCACCGGCTCGACGGACAAGTACCGCGCGGCCGCTGCGCTGACCACGACGAACTCGTGGCAGCCGGCGAACCTCAACGCGGCGCTCTGCGACGTCCTGTCGGCCGACGAGCAGCTGCTCATGACGGTGGCGGCGGCGTCGCTGCCGGCGTCCGGCCGCCTGCTCGTGCGCATCACCTGGCAGGACAACTCTTGACCTGACCGGGCAACCCTGACGAAGGGGAAGGGCGGGGCCTGACAGCTCCGCCCTTTTCTGCATGGCGAACTCGACCGTCGAAATCTGCAACCGCGCGCTCGACCTGATCGGCGCCGACGCGATCACATCGCTGTCGGACAACAGCAAGGCCGCGCGACTGTGCAACCGGAACTTCAACCCGGTGCGTGACGCCGTCCTGCGGTCCTATCCGTGGAACTGCGCCATGCGCCGCGCGCAGCTGCCTGCGCTCGCGACCGCGCCGTCGTTTGGCTATGCGCGCGCGTTCCAGCTGCCGCAGGGTCCGGTGCCCGAGTACTGCCTGCGCGTGCTCTCGATCAACGGCGAGCCCGAATACGACATCGACTACCGCATCGAGGGCAGAAGCATCGTCACCGACGAGGCTGCTCCGCTCGAGGTGGTCTACATCGCTCGCATCGAAGACCCGACGCAGTTCGACCCGCTGCTGGACGATGTCATCGCCGCGCGTCTGGCGGCGGACATCGCGTTCTCGCTGGTCGCCAACGCGACGCTGGTGTCCGAGCTGCGCGACGCCTACTCGCAGAAGATGACCGAGGCGCGCATGATCGATGCGCGCGAAGGCCGGGCGCGGGCAGACAGCGTCGCCGACCAGTGGCTCCACTCGAGGCTCTAAGGCATGCCGCGCGTCGCGCCGATCGTCACGAGCTTCAACGCAGGCGAGTGGTCGCCGCAGCTCTATGGTCGCGTCGACCTGCAGAAGTACGCGAGCGCGGCGCGCATCCTCGAGAACTTCGTGCCGCTGCCCCAAGGCGCGGCGACTCGCCGCCCGGGGACGCATTTTGTGGCCGAGACCAAGTCGAGCGGCGACGGCATTCTCATCTCGTTTGAGTTTTCTACGACGCAGGCTTACATCATCGAAGCTGGCAACTTGTACTTTCGATTTTACAAGGACCGCGGACGAATTGAAACCTCACCTGGCGTAGCCTTTGAGGTTGCAACGCCATACACTCTGGCTGAGCTCGCGAACCTTCAGTGGGTCCAGTCCGCCGACACGCTCTACCTCGCGCACCCGTCCTACGCGCCGCGCAAGCTGACGCGCACTGGCCACACCTCATGGACGCTGACAACCATCTCCTTCACCGCCCAGCCGGCAGAGTGGACGGGCTCCAACTGGCCTGGCTCTGTGGCGTTCCACCAGCAACGACTGTTTTGGGCCGGCACGCCTAATCAGCCGCAGACAATCTGGGGCTCAAAGTCGGCCGACTTTGAGAACCTGACGACTGGCAGCGGCGCAAGCGACGCGCTCAAGTTCACGATCTCCGATGGCAAGGTAAATGCCATTCAGTGGATGGCGTCGGCCAAGGCGCTTTTGGTTGGCACTGCGGGCGCCGAGTTCTCGATCCGGGCCTCGACGCTCGGCGAGGCGTTGACGCCCGACAACATTACTTCGCAGCCAGAGACGACGGTGGGATGCGCCAAGATCCTGCCGCTGCGCATCGGCGCGGCGACGGTGTTCGTGCAGCGCGCGCGGCGCAAGCTGTTCGAGATGTCCTACAGCTTCGAGAGCGACGCGCAGGTGTCGCCCGAGACCAGCCTGCTGGCGCGCCATGTGACGCGGCCGAAGGTGCGGTCGATGGCGTACCAGGCGGAGCCCTGGTCGATCATCTGGGGCGCGCGCGACGACGGCGTCCTCATCGGCTGCACCTACATGCGCGACCAGCAGGTGATCGGCTGGCATCGTCACCCGATCGGCGGGACGAGCGTCAAGGTCCGGTCGGTCGCGGTCATCCCCGGCGACGGGCAGGACGAGGTGTGGCTGCTGGTCGAGCGCACGATCAACGGCTCGACGAAACGCTACGTCGAGTACATGGAGTACGAGTTCTGGGCGGCGTCGCCCACCGATCGAGAGGACTGCTTTTTCCTCGACAGCGGCCTGACCTACTCCGGCGCCGAGACGGCATCCATCACCGGCCTGTCGCACCTCGAGGGCCAGACCGTGCAGGTGCTGGCGCAGGGGGCGGCGCATCCCGACGTCGTAGTGTCGAGCGGAAGCGTCACGCTAGACCGATCG